ATAATACTGAGCAATTTTATCTGGGTATAAAAGATAAGGATCAACAATTTTATATGCTGGAATAGGCACCAACCTAAAGAACCCTGTCAACTCCGACTTTAAATAATCCAAGGTAATAGGATACTCGGGAACCAAAGCCAATCCTTGAAATACAGGCGTCTGATCTTCTTCAAATACAGAAAAATACCAAAGTTGTGTTCTCTCTACATAGTAAACTCTGATTATGTAGCTTTGACTTTGCAAAGATACGCTATAACTATAGTCGGCATCATCATACAAAGGAAGGTCAACCTGATTATAAATTGCCAAGATTACCTCCCATATACTTTACGTGCTGGATCAATATCTTCGTCATTAGCAGTATCTTTAGTTGACACTGTCGAGTCTGCCACACCTTTCTTCTGAGTGGTTGTAGCCTTCTTTTTCATAGAACCGACAATATCTTTAGGAATTGCAGTTCTCTTTTGAGATACGAACTTTACTTTCTCAAATTTCATATCTACTAAAAGAGCATCACCACTACTCTCATCTTCTTTGATGCTAAACTCAGTAAGAACCAAATCGTTCTTGATCTTAGTTAAAGAGGTACCAAGAAATTCATATAGCTGAACTACTCGAATATAAGTTTCAAACTTAGAAGTTGATTCGTTAAACTTCACACTTGAAGTGATTGTCTCCAAGGCTTGTTCAACAAAATCTTTATAGTTTGTTTTTAAAATATTAGAGGCAAGTGAAGCTGTTGGTGCTGATTTTGGCAGATACTGACTAATACTTGCAGGAAGATAGTTGACTAAAGAAGATGCAGACTGAGTAACTATTACTTCACCGGTCTGAGGGTTGGCATTATTTGCTTTATTGCCGCTAACATCTACAATTAGATTTGATTCAGGAGAAATATCAGCAAAAGAGACAATCGCAGAAATGCTAATCTCTGGATTGTCTCTAATAAAGTGGTCGCTCACATACGTGCCGCCGCTTATTGGATGCTTAGTTACTTGACCCCTGGTGCTTCTGCTGTACACGCTTACTACATCAAAGTAAATAAACCCTGATTCAACGGAAGTATCAGCATCATCACCATATTTAAGTGCTAGTGTCATATTACCTTCCTGTTGACGGCCATTGAATCATACCATTTGCCCACTGATCATCAATCTCAGCCCTTAGTTGAGCAGCTAAAGCTTCAGCTTGTGAAGCAACATCCATCTGAGCAGCAACTAGGGGATCAATCTGAATTGTAATGTTGAATGCCTGATTAAGCTCATTTGAAACAGCAGCTTCATTACCAGTCTGAAGATATTGATTCATCAAGTCTTGACGTTGCTGTTCAACTTGCTCTTTGCTCTGGAATCCAGTAACAGCACCAGCAACGGGTCCATTAAGACCAAGAATAGCAGCATTCTTTAGATTACCAATTGCATCACTCCACCGGCCTTCTGAAACAGCAGTCATAGCGTCAATAAGCTGTCCAAAAGTTGCAGAGATGGTAACCAACCTATCAATAAAGAATTGAAGAAAGCCTTTCTTGGCTCCACCATCAAAAGCTTCTTGAAGAGCTAGACCAAGCTTACCTGCTAGATCAATAAGCTGCCCTAACTGAGTTTTAGTGTTTTCAAACAGAGCAAATACGCCAGTGAACATCTCAGGACTAGCTTTAAACCAATCTCCTACGAGGCTGTCTTTACCTTGCTTGAATCTTTGATAAGATTGGAATAGAACGGCAAAATTAGAGGCAATAGTGAATAGTCTGGTAAATGGGAACATCAAACCAATAATTGTACCAGACAGAGCTAAGAATTGGTTATTACTAAGACCAGTGGCTGAGGTTAGATTGGAAAGAGCATTTGAAACCAAATCTGTCACAACGTTATTCAAAGCTTCAAACTGAATTGTCAAGCGATTAAACACGTTAGCAAACGCTTCAACCATTGGTTTAGAGCGAGCAAGGCCGTCTGCCAGGGTTTTAAATATCCTTGCGTAACCTTCTTCAACACCAGCCTGTGAGGCAATGAGCGCATTTAGACTTAGACCATTTTGAAACCTAGCCTGTTCTGCTTGAGATGCCTTAGATGCCGCAGCGAGACCGGGTGCTGCCCTTTCCTGAGCAACTTGAGCAGCATACGTTAGGATATCACCTTTTACCTTTCTATCCTTCATGGCTTTAAGCAATTCTGGGATAGATGCTGTGCCCTTTACACCGAGTTCACCGCCTGTTTGACGGCGATATGCTTCAGCAAAAATAGCTACACCACCGGGAAGTGCCTCTGCAATTTGACCGGTTAATTCTTCCAATTTGTTCAAAGAGGTTCGTTAATCCTCTCCCGCTTTATTCAAGCTGCTGTATATTCCTATACAAGTTCAGACTATATCATCGTCATAAGACGCCGTGCGCTTCCACTCACTTGAGTGTACTCCCTTGCGGGATAGTCGTTGCACCTTCCCATTGCTGGGCTTGGCTCAGGATTGTCCGTTCTGGAGTTTCCCTGAATTCACACGGTTTTACATGTCCATAGAATTTTTAGACATGAGCTGATCTTTGCCAGCTACTTGAGAAATTGCCCTGAATAGTCTATTTTGACGGGTGTTGTCAAGCTTATTAACTCGGGCAAGCTCTGAGAATCCTTGGAAAACATCTTGTCCTTGTTTAACTGACATCCCAGCACCAGTGAGACCAGAAATCACACTGTTGTAATCACCCACAGCATTAAGCCAGTTAAAGCCAACCCTGTTGCCTTGATCCTGAAGCCATTTAAAAGCGTCGGCCCCATCAGTCGCAGAACCGCCTGCTTGCTGAACAGTAGCAGATGTTTGTAGCTGAGCAGCAACTACTTGTTGATTTCGCTCGTTAAGACCAGCCAAACCATAACCGCCAGCAGCTACTACTGTAGCCGGTAGCCAGAACCTGGATACTAACCCTCCGGCTACGCCAGCCCCGACATGAGACGGACTTATACCACCAGAACTGGCAGTGTGTCCGGTTCCTGTAGCTTTGACATTAACGTTAGCCCTTTTCTCAGCTACACGCATTGCCTGTTCTATGGAAGCGGTTAGCCGGTTAGTGTCTACTCTGAAGTGTTCAAACTTAAAAACACTTGAACGACTAACAGTATCAAGAGCAGTCTGAAGTACAGTTTGCAGCCTCCTGAAATTTACAAAAAATCTTTCGAGCTTTACTTCAGCAGCAGGTTTCCGAGAGAAAAGAAGGATTCGATCTTCAATGACTTTAAGAAATCTGTCTACATCTCTTATTGAGCTTCTGTCAGTTTTTATATTTAATGAGGCATAATAGCTAGCAATTTCTGTTCCTACCATTATTTACTCCAATTCCAAGCCACCAAAACTTTTGTAGATTTCAATGATCTTTTCTAAGTTATTAATCGATGTAGTCTCAGTCCAGCCGTCAGGTAATGATTGCTTGTCTAAAATTCTACAAGTAAGAGATTGTTTACATTTTGTCTCGGCGGCGTAGCAATCTAACTCCCTTTCAAATTTGAAAACCTTAACTAATTCAATCTTGTAAATTGATTTTGAATTCAATTTACTATTCCTTAGTTTAGAATTAGAAGAAATTCCAAATTTGACAGCAATTGGAGTATTTGAATCAAAAACTAAATTGATGTAGGCTTCATTCCTCTTCTCTTCTCTACATTCACAAGATTTGACTCCAATTTGTAAAGAACCATAATAGCAATTTGTAGTACAGTTGCAATCAGGGCAAAATACATCCCATCTGCTATAACAACCCCTCTTGTCTTTTTCTGTAGACCTAGAGAACTTTGTCCCTGAACTAAATTTACCTGTATCAAAGAAAGAACGGATCATTTTTTGATCGTCCCTAAGCCTTTCTGCCGTCTCAGCTTTAGAACATTTTCTACAAGATGTTTTCTTAGAAAGAAACTGATTTACAGAAATGCTGTACTCTCCATGCTCCTTGCAAGAAAAGCTAATTTTGGAGCCGTGATTCTTATGTTCACCTTTAAAGCCAAGAAAAGATATACCCTTTTCTGCAAGATTTAATTCTGAAATTAAGGTATTTACTTTGTTTAGGACTAGATCAGGATTTTCTGGTTTATTCTGGTGATTTGACTCTATTGCACAACCCTTGCAACCTACAGAAGATTTTTGCGTAAAGCTTCCAAAATTAGTAGTCTTCCAAATCCCGTGTTTAGGGCATTCTAGTATCAATTTCCTAGTATCAAAAGGTCCGTGGTCTTCTGCATAGCCTAGAAAATTATAGCCTTTTTTCCTTGCACTTTCTCTCTATAAGTACAATTCTTTCCTTCTCACTCCATCGGTGTACCTTGGAGCAACCACAAGGAAGTTGACCTATTTTGAGTCTGCAAAGTTGCGTATGAAAAATCCCTTCCCCAAAAAGCTCTTTATCTTTAGAACAATCTGAGCAATGTATTAGGTAAATTTTTACATATTTAGATTTTCTGTAAAAACCTAAAACTTTAATTTGAGAATTTTCACCAAAAGTAGTTCCAGTATTCTCGTCAGTTTGAATTGGTTCAAAATCACTAAAGTCCATAAATCCTCCTATAAAAAGCGAATTGTAGCACATTAGTGATCTAACGTCAAGAGAAATTATTTACGACCCTTATTTTCTCTTTCTTGTTTTGCTTTAAGTTCTGCCTTTTCTTTAGCAGAGTCCTTGGAGGCTTCTAAGATATCAATGTATTCACAAAAATCTAGAAGGTCTGTTAAGCTATAAATTGTACGCAAATCATTTAGAGAGCAGAGCTTTGATTCGTGCATAAGTACTTTGTAGAAAAGAGGGTTACCTTTGAAGGTATCTACAATATCCTTATCTATCTTGCTCTGCTGCTCACGAGATTTCTTTACTTCTCGTTTGTATCGCTTTCGGTAAAATTTTCATCGAAGTTATACTTCAATACCTCCTCAAACAGCTTCATTAGATGAGTATATTTACCAGAGAAGTGGTCATTAAACTTAGCAGCGCTAAATTCGACAGAACCGATTGCAACACCTTTACAAATAACTTCTTTCATAGTTGCAGCATCCGGCATTTTACCCAGGCCAGCAAATTCTGCAAGCTTAGACTGAAGGTCCCAACCGAAATCAGCAGGAAATTTGGTGACAAGATAATCCTGTCCGTCTACATTGATAGTGGTTTGTTGACGAGCCATAAAATCTCCTAAATTTTATGTTAAGAAAAGAAATCTGATATATTACGAATAGCAGAGTCAAAAAGATTAGTAGATGGAGATGAAGCTCCACCAACAAAGTAGTTATCAGTAGTCAAACACTGAATTGTCCAACTTCTTGCTTGAATACTTGAATCAAAAGTAGTTTCAGCGTAGTCTACAACATATGCTTGGGTACTACTGAAAAGGCTTGAGCCGGAGTAGTCTTGCAGCATTATTTCGCAACGACCCGTTGCACTCTCAATATCTTGAGTGACAATGGATGAAAATACATCATTCCAGTCACTTATTTGAGGTAAAGAGATTGTGACAGTTGCGCTTGTATCGTAACTTCGAATTCTTGTATGCTTACCCCTAATCCCCTTCTTTACAGTAAAAGGAGGTGAATCTCTTTTAATTGAGATTGAGTTCCAGCCTACAATAGTTGCTCCACCTAAGCTAAACACTACATCAGCAGGATTAAAAGTCTTGACATCGAAAGACATTTTAGAATACCCCGCTTAGAACAGGAAGTGCTGACGTTATGGTGTTTAGAATATCTTCTTCAAGAGATGCTTCACCATCGTTCCCACCATAGTTTATAAGTCCTTGTGAGCTTCTTATAGTCCATTCAAGAGCTTCGACATTATCAGCAAATACTAAGCTTGGTTCAGCTTCAATCCAAGATGATGTCGAATAAAAGAAGCTACTTCCTGACATGTCTTTGATAAATAGAGGAAAAATTCCTTTCTGAGTAATTACATCAGCTTTTAGAAGCTTATCAAACCAACCATTACTTTCACTACTAGAAGCAAGGGTTATTTTGACAGTGAAAGTATTATCGTTTTGGAAGCTTCTATAAACTTGACCATCTGTGCTTTTAGAAGTGGTGTAATATGGGGTGTCTTTAGAGACACTAACAAAGGTGCCTTCAGCAACTCCTGTAATTGGCAAGACTCCAGCCAGAAGAATACTTACAGCCGAAGGATCATACATTTTTACGGCCATAAAATCTCCTAAGAGAAAGGGGGATAGACTCCCCCATCCTTATCAAGCATTAGTAATAAAGCTATCTTCAATTTCACCACCAAATGCACGAATCACATTTGCAGTGGTTTGATCAACTTTGCCATTACCTGCAATATGATCTTCAAGGTAGTTAACCTGAAGCACCCATTCGCGAGTGTTCATCGCATTACCGTACATTACTTCCGGCTTAACGCTAACCCAAGCTTCAGATGCATAGTGTACAGCACGACCAGAGGAATCTTTAATGGTCAAGGCAAAAAGAGTATCGCTAGTACGACCATCCACATCACGCTCATAAAGTGCGTCTAGGACATCATTGGTATTTGAGGTCTGTTGTAGAGGGATACGAATATTGGACTTACGGTGGTTTGGGTTGTAAATCCTGGTTGTATCCCCGTAGGCTCCATTATAATTTGCCCAAGGATCATTTTGACGCTCAATGGAGATGATAGTATCTTCGCTCACACCAGTAACGACGTGAGAGTACTGCTGACCATCTACAGTTGCTTGAATGATAACGGATACTTGAGTAGGATCATAACTCTTAGTTTGTTCATATTCTGCCATTTTATTGCTCCTACTTAAGCAGTGGTGTCAGTGGTCACGGTGCCAACAATTACAACCTGATGGATTGCACCTGCTAGAACAGCGCGGAATTTGAAATCACCAGCAATACGACCGTTACGTCGGCTTGCAGGGATATCACTTAGACGGGGTGAGGTAACGGTGTAAGAAGAGTATCCACCATTAGCCACGCCTTGAGACAGTACGGAGCGAATCTGAGCTTCTACTAGAGCAATACCAGCATTGGTGAAGGGCACTTTAGCTTTGTTCACCAGCATACCAAACACAGACTCTTTTAGACGAGCTTCAGTCCAAGCAATAAGAATGATTTCGTCAATCCAGCGACCAGATGCCATCTTGCCATCTTCAGTGATGGATACGCCGCCCACTGAAATGTAGAAGTTCATATTCTTAGAACGTAGGTTAGCAATCTGAGTAGGAGTAAGCTTGTCTACAGTAACGCCATCTAGACTTTTGAATTTCCAAGTGTTTGAGCCAGGGACATAGGTAAGCTGGCTACCAGCCCAAGCAGCTTCAGGGAACTGGGTGTCAGCATTTGCTGAATAGATAACAGCAGTTTGATCATAACCAAGAGCTTTAAGCTGACTACCAACATCGGTAATTGCGGTGGTTAGAGCATCAGCAGCTTGAGTTGAAGTGATGTATACTTTGGAATCAGCTTCTACAACAGCAGCTAGGAGGAGTTGCTGAGCAGTAACATGAGTTTCTGCAAGAACACCAAACCACTCATCATTTTCTTGCTTGATAGCATTATACGCAGTAGTGTAGTCTTCAGCAGCAAGCTTACGGCCAACTACAACCTGGGCAGGTTTCTGATCTTGGCCAAAAACCTTTTGAGCCATAATGTAGACATTAGAGCTTGCTGCGAAATCAGAGGCAACATCAGCAGCGCTGCCATAAGTCCGAGTACGGCTGTCGGTGAAGTTGTTGAATTCAGCAATAATTAGTGGGATATT